CTTGAAGCAGAGATTGGACCGCTCAAATATATCGCGGAGTTAATTTATGGGACAGATAGTGCGTCTGACTATTTTGACAATGCTGTTAGGTGGATTATTATATTACTTGTATGTGTATTTGATCCACTGGCCATCGTGATGATTCTTGCTGGTAATATTGGACTCAATCAACGCCAGAAAATTACAATGATGACAGGCACAGAAATTATGAAAAATGTTGAAGTAGACTCGGTTGCCTCCAGTAAACAAGGTCATAATTTATATTGACATTGAAACTAATTTATAGTATGATAGTTATAACAATCGTAATGGAGATACATAATGTCCACTCTTGACAAACTGAAGAAAAACTCAACCATCAAAGAAACCTCTGTGTTATCTCAGTCGAAATTTTTTAATGAAAAGGATATGATAACGACTAGCGTTCCAATCTTGAACGTGGCACTCTCAGGTCAACTTGACGGCGGCCTGACTCCTGGACTTACGATGTGGGCAGGTCCATCAAAACACTTTAAGACTGCCTTCAGTCTATTAATGGCGAAAGCATATCTTGACAAATATCCAGACGCAGTGTTATTGTTTTACGACTCCGAGTTTGGCACTCCTCAGTCATACTTTGAATCGTTTGATATCGATATGGATCGTGTTCTACACACACCTATCATGGATGTTGAACAACTGAAGTTTGATATAATGAATCAAATCAAAGAAATTTCTCGCGATGATAACGTGATCATTGTTGTTGATTCGATTGGTAACCTCGCCTCGAAGAAAGAAGTAGAAGACGCGATGAATGAAAAGTCTGTTGGTGATATGACTCGCGCAAAACAGATCAAGTCATTGTTTCGTATGGTTACACCGTATCTGACAATGAAAGATATTCCTATGGTTGTGGTCAACCACACATATATGGAGATCGGATTGTTTCCGAAAGCAATCGTCGGCGGTGGCACCGGAAGTTACTATAGTTCCGACAACATCTACATCGTTGGTCGCCAGCAAGAAAAGACTGGCACTGAGATCACTGGTTACAACTTCATTATCAATGTTGAAAAGTCTCGATACGTTAAAGAGAAGTCTAAGATTCCTATTAGTGTGTCGTGGGAGAATGGTATCAGTAAATGGTCTGGACTCTTGGCGATTGCTCTTGAAGGTGGATTTGTAGTCAAACCTAGTAATGGTTGGTATTCGCGTGTTGAGATAGATACTGGTGAGGTCGAGAGCAAGAAGTTTCGCATGAAAGAGACTGACACTAAAAATTTCTGGCAACCTGTGATCGACGATGGCCGGTTTGGTGAGTTCATTAAATCCAAATACCAAATCTCCCATAACGATATTATCACTGATGAAGAAATAGATGAGTTCGTCGGAGAAGAAGACTAGAATAAAGTTGATGATATTAACACATAATGATGCTCGACACGCGGCCGGAGTCTTTAAGGACTTCTTTGACAGTTTTGATCGAATTGATGATTACATGAGAAAAGTTAAGATGGAGAGAGTGGTTAACATGTCGCCGTCTCTTCCTGGTCTTGGTCCTGAGACTGATATGTTTGATCAATTTGATATACATCCGAATGATATGGACATCACAATTGTTGATGCGAGATTATCTGACTTCATGACATACATGGAGCTTGTAACCTCTGCGCCTGTAGAGTCTAGTATTCCAGGCAAACAGATGACTCTTTTTGTGAAAGAAAAAAATACAGGACTTCTGATTGGCATGATTCGTTTCGGTTCTCCAACTATTAATTCAAGGCCTCGAAATGAATGGTTGGGTCGACCACTCGATACTAAGAAAAAAGAGGTCATGAAACGATTCAACGATTCCGTAATCATGGGTTTCAATATTGTTCCGATGCAACCGTTTGGTTTTAATTATCTTGGCGGCAAACTCCTTGCTGCCCTCTGTTGCACACACGAAATACGTCAGAAGTTAAATGCGAAGTATAATGCGAATATTTGCATGTTCGAAACGACAAGTCTCTATGGTTCCAGCAAATCATCTTCAATGTATGATGGTATGAAACCTATTCTACGATTCAACGGATTGACTGATTCTAATTTTGCACCGATGATCAACGATAATAACTATCGAAAACTGAATGGTTGGTTCACTGAGAAGAATGGCGAACCTCTTGTTCCTAATGATGCATCATCCCGAAAACTGAAAACGCAAACGAAGATGGTCTCTATCATCAAAAATTCTCTGAAGAAATATGATGAGAATGAATATAAAGAATTCTGTGATTTATTTAAGAATGCACTGAATCTGACTGAGAAGAAGCGGTCGTTTTATTCAACATATGGTTATGATAATGTGCCTGACTATTTGAATATGAAAACGGACACATTGATCAAGAAGGAGAATTTTGATCGATTCTATCAGGAAAATATGATTGATTGGTGGAAGAAAAAAGCAGGTAAACGATACGAGTCTTTGAAGTCAGACGGTAGACTGCGTTCCGTTGTGGAGACTTGGAACACTAACGCAGAAGATATCGATATTATACGATGAAAGATAAATTCATACATGCATATATGGACGTTGCCGAAAGGTTTGCCCAACTGAGTACAGCGAAGAAACTCCAAGTTGGTTCTGTGATCGTGAAAGACAATCGCATCATCTCTATTGGATACAATGGCACACCTGCTGGTTGGTCGAACGAATGTGAGGATGAGTTTCTCTATGAGGACGGTGGAACATATCTCAAAACCAAACCAGAGGTGTTACATGCTGAAATGAATGCTCTGATGAAACTTGCTCGCTCTTCGGAATCCGGTAAAGATGCATCAATCTTTGTAACACATTTTCCTTGCATTGAATGTGCAAAATGTATTTACCAAGCGGGTATATCTGTGTTATACTATAGGAATACATACGAAGCATCAAAGGGTTGCGGTCAGCAGTTTCTATCGCAATGTGACATACCGTCCATCAAAGTAGTAGGAAAAAAACTTGACTGAAGTGAATATGGAAGAGATGATTCTCTCCAATCTTTTAAATAATGAAAACTATATTAGAAATGTATCACCGTTTTTAAAGAAAGAATATTTTAGTCATTCGAATGTGACTGTCTTTCGTTTGATCTTTGATTACTTTACACAATATAATAACTCACCCACTAAACATGCCCTTAAAATCGAACTTGATAATCTCAGTGTCAATCAAGATAACTATGATTATAGTATAGACCTGATCGGCCGATTAAACACCTCAGAAGATGATATTGAATGGTTGACTGAAAAGACCGAGAAGTGGTGTCAAGACAAGGCAATCTATAATGCCATCATGGAATCAATACAGGTTATTGAAGGCAACTCTAAGAAAGATAAGGGTGCGTTACCAGAGATTCTATCGGATGCTCTCGCGGTATCATTTGACACACATATTGGTCACGATTTCCTTGAAGATTCACAACAACGATATGACTTCTATCATCAGAAGGTAGAACGAACTTCTTTTGATATTGATCTTTTCAATACGATCACTCGCGGTGGTGTTCCTCGTAAAACTCTCAATGTTATACTAGCTGGCACTGGCGTTGGAAAAACCCTGATGATGTGTCACTTCGCAGCGGCAAATATGATGGAAGGTAAGAATGTTTTATACATTACACTTGAGGTTGCTGAAGAACGCATTGCTGAAAGAATCGATGCTAACCTGATGGACATTCCGCTGAATGAGTTAGAAACTTATCCTAAGCAAACATTTGAAACCAAGATCGATCGTATTCGTAAAAAGACTGAAGGTAAACTGGTCATCAAGGAATATCCTACTGCCTCTGTTGGCGCAGCGCACTTCCGTCATTTACTGAATGAATTAAAATTAAAGAAAAAGTTTTCGCCTGATATTATCTATATTGACTATCTGAACTTGTGCATTTCATCTCGAATGAAAATGGGCGGTGTCGTGAATAGTTATACTCTTGTAAAAGCCATCGCAGAAGAACTGAGAGGACTTGCCGTTGAAAACAACCTACCGATCTTTACAGCAACGCAGACAAATCGTACTGGTTTTACATCGTCCGATGTGGGACTCGAAGACACCTCAGAATCATTCGGACTCCCAGCAACAGCAGACTTTATGGTCGCTGCCATCTCGTCAGAAGAACTCGAAGGAATGAATCAGATAATGATCAAACAACTAAAGAATCGTTACGGCGATCCATCAATGCACCGAAGGTTCGTTGTCGGTGTTGATCGGTCAAGAATGAAACTATACAATGCTGAAAATCAACAGGCAGTAATACCATCTATAGATGACAAACCCGTGATGGATAACAGTGACTTTGGTGCTGGACTGAAACGCGAACGTGTAGATAAAACGGTGTTTAACTCATGGAAATAAGGAGGCAGAAGATGTTAAAAATCAATTATAAATTTAATGAGGATATATTGATCGAGGAGTTTAAGGAATACATCGAATCAACATATGACAGTCACTATGGAACTGGAGGTATTCAGTCGCTTGAAGTAATCTCAGACAGAGGTCGTGGTCTAGACTTTTGTTTGGGTAATGTA